GTGATTCCCATGTCATGGCTCAATCAGCTTGGTCTTGGTGAACTCCAGCATCTTGGCGAACTCCCCGTTGTTCGTGGTGATCAGGTCAAGAGAGTCAGCCGCCCCAGTCAGCCCCTGCACTTGCCGCTTGAGCCGGATCTCGAAGTGCTGCTGCTCGGCAGACTCGAACTGCTCGCGGGTGAACTCAGGGAATTTTTGAATCTCCCCCCACAAAGTATCCACCTCCACCAGGGCGTCGTTGACCATCTTGGCGGTGTAGTTGGCGTTGGACTGCTTCTCAGCAAGATCGATCTCCAACCGACGCCGCTCGAACTTTGGCAGTTCTCCGGCGAGTTTCTCCTGCAGCTCCTCGATGTCCACCTCGCGCCGTTGGAGATTGAACCGGGCCTCGTTCAAGGCCTGGAGCCGGTCAGCCAAGCGGAGCCCAATGGCGCGATACGCTCGCTCCGGGGTGTACTGCGCTTCCATAACGAACTTGCGGTTCTGGAAGTCCGAGTTGCCGAAAGGGATAGCGAAGAACCGCCTGTCGAACTCGGAGAGGATTTCGGTGGTGGTGATGTCCATTATAATATACCCCCGGACTGGCAGCCGGCCGCTCCTGTCCTGGCTACGCTTAGACTGGCTGCAGAGTTAAACGCCGCCTCCCCGGAAAACTCAATGCCGCAAATATTATCCTCATAAACCATGCCAGCGCTGGCGCCGCCAAGCGCATAGCCTTTTGCAACAGAGTTCACTCCGGCAGCGTACGTCTTTCCTAATGAAAGTACCGCACTTGATAAAAAAGCAGCTTCGGAGGAAAATATAATCCCATCAATTATCTGAGTATATAGTTGCGGACTGGTGGCATTCCCTCCCATCGCGTATCCCTTTGCGTCTGAGTTGACCGCCGCCGCCTCAAGTCTCGCTGTGCTTAATGTTGCGGCCGGATTTATTGCGGCTTCCGTCGCAAAATCAATACCATCTATTTCCGCAGACGGCCCGTTCCCGCCCACTGCATACCCTTTTGCATCAGAATTGACCCCCTTCATCCAATACCTGGCAGTTCCTAAGGTAGCCGCTGGATTTACCGATGATTCCGTCGCGAAGGTGATGCCATCTATTTCGCTCGAAGGCGTGACACTTACTGCCCCTCCTATGGCGTATCCAGTTATCGCAGAATTGACCGATGCGAGATTCTGCCGACCGACAGCTAACTGCGCTGCTGGATTTACTGCCAGTTCCGTAGCAAATTCAAACCCATCTATTTCTCTGGTGTTGCTAATACCTCCCAGCGCATATCCTCGAACATCTGAATTAACTCCGGCGGTACCAGTCCGCGCTAAAGACAAAGCTGCTGCAGGGTTCACAGCGGAGTCGGACGAAAACTCCATCCCATCAATTTCAGCCGACGCTACTGACGTAGCATACCCGCCCATAGCAAAGCCTCTACCGGTTACTATCAGAGTGAAATAGCAATCCGACTCTTCCTGCAGCACGTGATTATTCCAGAAACAGTAAGGCATTAGTTCGTCGGCATGCCGATGGCGTAGTAGTCAATCCGCTGCTCCTCAGTGGCGGTCAGCGAAGTGCTGGCGAGCAACAGATCAGCGTTGAGAATGCCGACGGACCCCTGTACCCGAGCCTCGGTCGTAGACAACGCCCCGGTGTCCCCGGCAGCAATGAACCGGTACCAGAGTGCGGTGCCGGATGCAGCATTGACCCCGGACCAAGTCTCCGTTGCGTCCTTTTGCATGATCCCACTCGCAGGGGCGGCGAAAGTGATCCCGGTCCCGGTCGAGTTGTTGGAGATGGTCACCAGTAAGGTGGACCCGCCGGGGACGGCGTCGTTGGCACTGGCCGGCTCGGCTGCGCCATCGTCGTAAATCTTGATCAGCCCGCCGTCCAACTCCGCAGCGAGGGCGGTAAGGAGGGCGTTGCGAGTACCTGTGCTACTTTTAAAAGACATGAAGGGCCTCCTTAGTCAAGAGCTACGTTGATGTCGCCAATGGCGAACGAGAGCGGGCTACCATTGTTAATGGTCCTCGACACAGCCAGTGCCCCGGTAAACAAGCAATTCCCGCCGTTGGTATATGTGTCGTCCCAGATGGATACATGCGTTACGGTGAAATCAGCGGCAGCAACCGCAGGTGTATGCGTGACCGCTGCCGTGTTGGAAATAACTCCATCAGCAGCAGCAGACCCAAAGGTCAACGCTACCCGCGTATAGTTGGTATCACTGGTATCGTCCTGCTCCCCCCCAATGCCTGTATCCGCAGGAGCAGAGTCGTGAATGCCCAGGTACCAGGCAGTTGGCTGTACGACAACCGCTGCATCAAACAGCCAGTTGAGGAGCAAAGTCTCCGTTGCGTTGGCAATACTCATTGCACTTCTCCTTTATGCGGCGGTTAATTGGATACCAGCGGTGACCTTCAGGGTCTCCCCGGTCGCCATGACTTTTGGGGACGGAGCCTGAACAGCGGAGATCAGCAAGCCGGACGTGCTGCTGTGCGTAGCCACCGTCGAGACGAAGCCGACTCGGATCGTCGCGCTGCTGGTGAAAACGAACTCTGCCGGCGACGCCGTGTTGGAGTACAGCCCGCTGGCTACTGCTCCCGGAGTGAGGGTCTTCCGCACCCCACCTGAATACTTGGTACACTCCGGCGCGTTGGTCATGATCGTGGTCATGGTCTCCCCGGCAACCGGTGCGTAGGCGGTCTCGGACAGCCCGATATACCAAGTGGAGAACTGACTGCCTCCGGCCATGGCAGCGGACACGATGTAGTCGAGCCCGGCGGATGGGATTAGGTTGTAGAGCTTTTCCTCCCACTTCAGTCGGCCGTTCCGGTCATACGCCTGGAGCAGGTAGACAAACCCTATTTTGTACGGTTCGATGATCATATTCAGGCTCCTTTTCTGACTACTTCAAAGTCCATGAAATCCTGTGCCGCAAACCGGGAAACCTCCGGGTTGTCCATCTTCACGATAAACTGCCGCATTCCGTCCTGCTCCCTGATAATCGCCGCACCGGAACTGGCAGTCCCGGGAGCAACGAGGGTATCGACCAGATTGCGCAACTGCCCGTCAGCCCCACCCACAACCATGCCGGTCTGCGACTGCCAGCAGACATCGCCCGAGTTCGGCACTTTCTTGCCGGTACCGTAGACCCCACCGTAAGCCGCGACCTGCCGGACATCGAACCCCTCAGTCACGTCCCCAGCGTAGAAGTCGGTCACGTTGCCGTAGGCGAAGAAGATCCCTGCCTTCACCGGCTCCATGATGTCCGCCTGGTCGGGGAACATGAGGAAGTTGGACCCGAGCCGGAAGCGATCATACTCGAACGGGTCTGAGTGCCAGACGTATCCGTCAGCATCGGCGATAAACGCCCGCCCGTTGTGGACCCGGATGATCCGCCCTGCCGGCGCCGGGGAAACAAACAGCGACTCCAAGAGCATGCCGTCGTCGTACCCAGGGGCAGAGACAGTATAATTCTCCGTGCCTGGGGTTACATCAGCGACGTGATACAACTCGCTGCCATTCGGAGTGCTCAGATACAGCCGCAGGTAGGCTGGGCTCCCAGTGGTCGGCTGGGGCAGGTGGCTGAATATGATCCCCCAGTCAGCTTCGGTTGTGATATACGTCACCGTCGAGGCCCCGGACTCCACTCCGTCTGAACCAACCCAGCAGACCGCGGCCAGATAAACTCCGGCGGTAAGCGTTCCAGAGGTGGCGTACAGTACCGGCGCGGTCGGTACCGGCAGCCCCCAAGGTACAACTGCTCCGCTCACGATTTTCAAACTGACGACGCCGTCGCTGAAATAGACAACTCCGAGGTGATGCCAGAAGGCGAACTCAGTGCCGGTCAGCCCGGTGTAGAGCGTGGCGGCAGTGTTGTTCGCATTGAGCTGCTTCAGCGAGGGGCCTTCGATGAAGAACACCCCGACCGGGCAGGAGAAACCTTTCTTCGTTTCAACACCGGCGTAGACCTTGGTTGAGACGCCCTTACGCCCGACAAGCCGGTCCCCGGCGCCGAAGTCCACATTGACTGCGTTGGCCACAGTGTCCTCGGGCAGAGTGTTGCCCGGAGAGCGGTTGCACATGCCCCGCCCCCAAGGGTGTAGTGTCGTTCGGCCGCGGTCGTGCTTCATGTGGCGTATGCCGGGTCGCAGCCGACTCGGGTCTCGATATTGTGGTAGCGCCGGAACGCTGTCCGTGCATCAGAAACGTACAGCTCAAAGGAGCGAAGATGGTCAACAGCCTTCACCGGGTCCTGAGTTTCGATATCGTGGTGATTGAACGCCTTATAGGCGGCCCACTCGATACAAGCCCGTTGAAAGCGACTCGGGATCTCGGGCTCTGCATCGGGAGCATCGCCACCACCTTCTGGCGCTGCCCCGTCACCGGCCAGGTCGTACTGACTGTACCGCCACACCCGCAGGGTGAACTCGTCTCCGTTCTCAGTAGCGGTCGGCGCCCGGTCGAACTCTATGGTGCCTGTTTCCTGATCCGTAGTCCACCGCGCAGGATCACCGTCTGCGAGAGTACCTTCAAATACTTCGCCGGTCAGGAGCTTCTCCAACTTGCGAGTACCGTCCCAGATTTCCAGAACCTGAATAACTCGATCAGGGATATCGTAGCTACTGACACCAGTCTGCAACGTGATACTGAAGTTAGTCTTATCGACGAAATACCCGGTCTCCTCGCAGAACTTGTCCTGCCCCTCGGCGAGATAGCCGAGAAGCTGAGTATCCGCCCAGGTGACATCGGTACCGGCTGCATTGAGAACATCCCGCAACTCGGCGAGCATCTCAGCTCTAGTCAATGTACTTCCCTCCACGCACCAGGCGCCAGGGAATAGACGAACGATCTGACCTGTCCATGATGTTGGTCCCGGTCACTGGGTCCTTACGCTGCGTGTAGTGGGCACTGACTGCGGTGCGCAGCATATTGACCACCGAAGGGGGCACCTGCACATTGACCCCGCGCATGACCTTCAGGTCGTGGTCAAACGGCTCTCCGTTCTTGAGGGTGCCATGGACCGACAAGAACTCGTAGTTCGGCTTGCCGTCCTCCATATCAATCATGATGGTGGGCCAGTTCTCCCGGTCGTACTCGGGATCAATCTCCTTCGGCATTTGCACCGGCGGTACAGTCTCGGTGAAGGCCATGTCCAGATCGTCCATTTGTTACTCTCCCCGTTTGTTATTTTGCCGCCTTATCGAAGGCGGAGTCGAACTCCTCTTCCGAGGAGTAGGTTTCATCGAGCAGTGGCATGAGCTTGGTAATCAGGGCCACGGCCTCGTCGGCGGTCGCCGCTACGTATTGCTTTTCACTGGAGCCAGGGTAGCAGTCACACACGGCCTTGCTTTCCTTCTGTTTCTCCGGCTTGATTGAGGCGTGGCACTCAACGATGTACCCGTTGCTGGCTGCTCCAATGCTCATCATCTTCTTCATGTACACGGTGCTTCCTCCTTTGTTTCAGGCCTTGATAAGTGGGGGACGTATTCCTCCCCCACATGGTCAAGACTTGAACTTTACTCGTTCACTGCTGGCTGCCCAATCTCCTTGGCACCGAGCAACTTCCCAACGTCCTCTACAGTAAGGGCGTCTTCCGGTTGCTCTGCAATCAAGGCATCAAGCAAACTGATTGCGCCGATGGCCTGGTGATACACAGCGAAAGCATTGTCCCGCTGCGCAACCAGACTGGCTC